TAAGTCTCTCGTAATGACCCCCACACCTAAGCCCTCTACAGACTTAAACACCCCTCCACCTGTCCCTGAGTTCACGCAGGAAGAGATAGACCTGTTGTTAAACAGCCTCGATTCGTACTCTGTCGAAGAACAAGCAGAGATATACAAAATAGTCGAGGAGTTAGAGGGTAAAAAGCGGGCGGAAGCGGCTTATCTTGACTTAATAGAGTTTTGTAAGTTCATGCAGGCGGATTATAAGGTGGGTAAGCACCACAGGATACTCGCAGACCTCCTGATGGAGATCGAGATTGGCAAAGAATACGACGAGAACGGCGCAGAACTAGAAGAAACTGGAAAAGACAGGATATGTGTGAACATCCCACCGCGTCATGGTAAATCACAGTTAGTTTCTATATACTTCCCCGCTTGGTTTTTGGGGCGTAACCCCGATAAAAAAGTAATGATGGTGTCACATACCACCGACCTAGCGGTGGACTTCGGTAGAAAGGTGCGAAACCTTATATCTACCGCCGAGTATCAGTCTATATTCCCAAACGTGCAGTTAGCCTCAGACAGTAAATCTGCGGGGCGTTGGAACACTAACATGGGTGGAGAGTATTACGCCTGTGGTATAGGTAGCTCCATCGCTGGTCGTGGTGCCCACCTGTTGCTTGTAGATGACCCACATTCAGAACAAGATGTGTTGAGTGGGAATTTTGATGTTTTTGATAAAGCGTATGAATGGTTCACATATGGTGCTCGTACTCGTCTCATGCCGGGTGGTCGTGTGGCTATTATCCAGACCCGATGGCATCTTGATGATCTGACAGGTCGCGTAACGCGGGATATGTCGCAGAACGAGCAGGCTGACCAGTACGAGGTAGTAGAGTTTCCGGCGATATTAGAGGTAGAAGACAAGAAAACTAACCAGATCGTAGAGAAACCGCTATGGCCTGAGTTTTTTAATCTTGATGCTCTTGTACGCACTAAAGCGTCTATGCCGCTGTTTCAGTGGAATGCGCAGTATCAACAGGTACCTACAGCCGAAGAAGCAGCGCTCGTTAAGCGCGAGTGGTGGAACGAGTGGCCCATAGAGAAACCACCGACGTGTGAGTATGTGATAATGTCGCTTGACGCTGCGGCAGAAAAACACAACCGTGCTGACTTCACCGCCCTGACAGTATGGGGCGTATTTAGGTATGAGGGGCAGTTTAAGGACGAGGACGGAGATACTATAGGTATACCGGACACTTATAATATAATACTATTAAACAGCATCAAGGAGCGCGTGGAGTTCCCAGAGTTAAAACAACTTGCCTTTGAGCAGTATGACGAGTGGCAACCCGACGCGTTCATAGTGGAGAAAAAGAGTAGTGGTACGCCGCTATATCAAGAACTTCGCCGAATGGGATTATTAGTACAAGAGTTTACCCCACACAGGGGTACAGGTGATAAAACAGCACGTTTAAATTCCGTTGCTGATATAGTAATGTCCGGGTTATGTTGGGTACCACAAACGCGTTGGGCAGAGGAAGTCGTGGAAGAGATTGCAGGATTTCCATTTATGAGCCATGATGACTTAGTTGACTCGACTGTAATGGCCCTAATACGGTTTAGACAGGGCGGCTTTATTACATTACCAACTGACGAGCCAGAAGACAAACTATATTTTAAACAGCGCAAGGGCGGGTACTACTGAGGATTAAGTAATGGCTATTGAACCGAGCATATACCAAGCACCAGAAGGGATGGAAGAAGAGATGATGGAAGGCTCCGAGATGGAGATAACTGTCGTTGATCCTGAGATGGTAGTACTGGATGACGGAAGTGTAGAGATAACCCTCGTACCGGGTGCGGACGCGGATGACATTATGGAAGCGCCGTTCGATGCCAACTTAGCAGAATATATAGATGAGGGAGAACTTACCTCCCTATCTAATGAATTGCTTGGATATGTCTCTGCCGATACTAGCTCACGTAAAGAGTGGGCGGATACGTTCGTTAAAGGCTTGGAAGTGTTAGGGTTTAAGTACGAAGAGCGAGTAGAGCCTTGGGATGATGCCTGTGGTGTGTACAGCACCGTGTTGTCCGAAGCCGCAATTCGTTTCCAAGCTGAAGCCATGAGCGAGACATTCCCTGCGGCTGGGCCTGTTAAGACTAAGATAATAGGGGAAACAACCCGCGAGAAAGAAGAAGCGGCAGAACGCGTCCGTGCGGATATGAATTATGAGTTAACTGAGGTGATGAGTGAGTATCGCCCAGAGCACGAAAGGCTTCTATATAGCCTTGGTTTAGCCGGTTCAGCGTTTAAAAAGGTTTATTACGATCCAAATTTAGGTCGTCAAGTTGCGGTATACATACCCGCCGAAGACGTTATTGTCCCCTACGGTGCCTCTAATATAGAGTCAGCCGAGCGCGTTACCCATGTAATGCGTAAAACTAAGAATGAATTGTCTAAACTACAGGCTGCTGGGTTCTATTTAGATAAAGAACTTGGTGAGCCACAGTCGTTCTTCACAGATATTGAAGAGAAAAAAGCAGAAGAAGGTGGGTTTACCCTGACTTCTGATGACCGTTATACGCTATGTGAGGTACATGCGGATTTAATTATCGAAGGTGTGGATGAAGAAGGTGAAGATTATCCACAGATTGCTAAACCTTACGTTGTGACTATAGAGCAGGGTACAGGCGAGATATTAGCCATACGCCGTAACTGGAACCCTGACGATGAATTAATGCTTAAACGTCAGCATTTTGTGCATTACGTTTATGTACCGGGATTTGGCTTTTACGGGCTTGGTTTGATACACATCATCGGTGGATATGCTAGGGCTGGTACCTCGCTTATACGCCAGTTAGTAGATGCGGGAACCTTATCTAATTTACCGGGAGGCTTGAAATCTCGTGGGTTACGTATAAAAGGTGATGACACCCCCATTAGCCCGGGGGAGTTTCGTGACGTGGATGTGCCTAGCGGTAGCATCCGTGACAACATCATGCCCTTACCCTATAACGAGCCATCGCAGACCCTGCTGGCGTTGTTAAACCGTATCACTGAGGAAGGTCGTCGTCTGGGCGCAATCTCAGACATGAATATCAGTGATATGAGTGCCAACGCGCCAGTGGGGACTACACTCGCTCTACTCGAACGTACTCTTAAACCAATGGCTGCGGTACAAGCGCGTGTCCATTACGCCATGAAGCAGGAGTTTAAACTACTTCGGGCTATCATGGCTGAGTACGCCCCAGAAGAGTATGGATATGTCCCCAACCGAGGTGCCCCTCGTGCCAGACAGATGGACTATGCCGTCTCTGATGTAATCCCTGTAAGTGACCCTAACAATACTACGATGGCGCAACGTGTTGTGCAGTATCAAGCGGTGTTGCAGATGGCACAACAGGCGCCACAGATATATGACCTACCCCAGCTACATCGCCAGATGATAGAGGTGATGGGGATTAAGAACGCGGATAAACTAATCCCACTTGAGGATGACATGAAACCGGTAGACCCAGTAAGTGAGAATATGAATTCACTTAACGGTAAGCCTATGAAAGCATTCATATATCAAGACCATCAGGCGCATATCGCTACCCATCAGTCGTTCATGCAAGACCCACAGATAGCGGCAATGATTGGGCAAAACCCAGCGGCACAGCAGATCATGGCGTCTCTACAAGCCCATATCGCAGAACACATGGCGTTTGAGTATCGTAGACAGATAGAAGAGAAGCTGGGTGCTCCGCTACCTACACCGAACGAAGAGTTACCAGAAGATATTGAAGTACTTTTGGCTCAGACTATGGCACAAGCCGGAACGCAATTAACTCAGCAGAAACAAGCACAAGCCGCACAGCAGGCTGCACAGCAGGCACAGCAAGACCCTATAGTTCAGATGCAACAGAAAGAACTACAGCTTAAAGAGGCTGAAGTACAACGCAAAGCGCAGAAAGACCAAGCGGATGCACAGATAGCGGCAGCTAAATTGCAGTTGGAAGAGAAGAAAGCTAACAATACTGCCACGCTAGAGGCAGGACGTATAGCTGCGCAGACCGAACAAGCCTCTGCTAAACAGGACTTGGACGAGGCTAAAGCACTATTAGACTTGGCTAAAACTCAAGCTAAGGAGTCTGGACGTGGCTAAACAAGTCGCTAACCAAGACCTCATTCGTGAGGGTAAAAGCGTCAAAGGTACCAGCATTGGCAATGGTAAATTAAAAACGGCGTCTATGAATAAAGCCAAGAAAATGTCGTTTAAAAAGTATAGAGGGCAAGGTAGATAATGGCTAAAACCGTCTTTGACGTGCTAAGAGAAAAACTACAAGAGTCCGTAGACTCTTGCGAAGAATCATTGGTTTCTGGGGCTGCGAAAGACTACGCCCAGTACCGTGAGATTTGTGGGGTAATTCGAGGTCTAACTACCGCAATAAGAGAACTACAAGACCTCTCGCGTAACTATATGGAAGACGAAGATGACTGAACTTACTGCACTAGAGCAGAAGCGCAAGCAAAAGATAGAGGACGATAAAGCACAGGAAGTGGTTTTAAACGAGCAAATAC